AAGGGTTAGTCTCATCTCTATCTCCCAGTTTAGTTATTCCATGCGTTCCGTACCGCTTGTGTCACATCGCCCGCCGGAGGCGTATTAGCTTCTTCCTGCCGACTCCGCCGCGTGGTGGCCGCTTGTGGCTGCGATGGGTTGACTGCATCGAGCTTCTGCTGTGTGGTAAGATGCCGAGCATTCGCTGCTGCTTCAGCTACGCTCATGCCTGACTTAGTCGCCAGCTCACCATCCCGAACGACCGGATTATTGCCGTCAAACTCGAAGACGGTCTCGCTGCCGAAGCCAAGACCAACAAGGTGGTAGTCAGACGCCAGTACGTTCATCGTGGTAGCGTCCATCATTGGATTGTAACCCGTACCGAAGCCTCCCTTGACCTCATTGAGGAAGGTGAAGGCTTGATCCAAGTTCTCCTGAGTTGCCTGCGCCCGAGCTGCGTTAGCTCTGCCTGCCTCGGCTGCTGCGGCTTCGTACTCTGCCTTCGACCTCGACAGTGCCAAACCGCTGAGGTGTGCCGTAAGCATATTCTGAGCGTTGTTGATGTTAGCAACCGCAGTCTTGGGAAGCCCAGCCTTCTGACTGTTCGCCAGATTTATACTTACCTCAAGGGCATCAGCTAGGTTTGAGCTGGCTTCATCGCCTGCTTCCCGTAGCTTCTTAACCTCATCTTCCATCCCCGCCACACCAGCCGTTACGTAGGCTACCTCGCCGTCTGTCTGTGCCCACTTCTCTCGGGCGTTCAAAGCGTCGGTGATGACGGAGATAGCCTCAGTAGCCATAGAGCCATACTCTTCAGCAAGCTTCTCTTGGATTTCTTTGCCAGACTTACCGGCAACCAGCAGCTCCAAGCCCTTAGCTACAGCCTCCTCTTCTCCAGCCGCTATATCTGCTGACTTCTGCTTGCCTTCAGCATCTAGCCGGGTGTTTAGGGTTTTGTAGTATTGTTCAACTGCCGTAGGGTTCTGCTCCTCTATCTGTGCAAGCCTGTTCTCCAGCTGTCCCAACTCCGCAACCTGCTTCTCCGTCCGCCGCTCTGGTGGAATGTTCTGGATCTGCTTGGCTCTGTCCTTTACATTGGAGTATGCGCTATAGTCTTTTTCGTTAGCCTTTGCCGTAGCGGCTTTGTTGAACCGCTCCACCTGAGTCCCGTTGTCCCTAACAGCACTAAACTGGCCGGTGGTTGCAGCGGTGCCTGCGACTTTGTTGTACTCGGCCTGAGCCTGTACATACGCAGTCGGGTCTCCGCTACTAGCAGCCGTTGCCAAGTTGGAGCTAGCTATAGACAGCGACTGGGCGAAGGCGTTGTCCCCTGCCGTCGTTGCCGCTTGCTTAGCCGCCAGCGCATTGGCCTGCCGCTGCTTCATGGCTGCCTGAGTTACAGCAGCCTCTTGAGGACGGCCCATCTTGGTCTGCCAATTCATCAGCTGCTGGTCATACTCGTCAGTGCCCGGCTCCGGCCCACCCAGCATACCCGAAGGTCTGCTCATGTTCTGGATGTTCCGAGTAAGGCCGCTGATGTCACGCTCTTTACCCAACTGGGTGCCAATTTGGTTCAGCATCCCGGTTAGGTTTGTTGCTTGATTACTTCCTGACATATTGTTCTCCTTTAGAACCAGCCACCCGGATCGCCGAAGTCCATGCCGCCAATAGCGTCCATGCCTGAGCCGAAGAGCTTAGCATAGAGATCAGCCGCTGTAGTCTCGGCGTTGACTTGAGCCTGAATACCACCCAGTCCGAGCTGTGACGCAAGGTTAGCGCCAGTGAGCTGTCCGGTCTGAGACCTGTCAGCGTTCTGACCGCCGAGTCCAAGCATAGCCATCTGCTGCTGCATGGGCATGAAGCTAGAGCCGAACATACCCTGACCCAGCTGGCCGTACTGGCTAGCGAGCTTACCTTGGTTCATCATCTCGTTCTGAGCCATGCCCATTGACTGGAAGCTGGCCTCGTTCATGGCCTGCATCTGAGCACGGGCCATAGCCGCGTCCTCTCCAGTGCCGCCGAACTGGCTGCCCATTAGGCCACGCCGCCCCATGCCCTGCTCACGGGCTATGTGCTGTGCCCGCTGTGCGTCAAGGCCGGGCTGCTGCATAGCCATGGCTCTGTTGTAGATGTCCTGCTCTCGGCCAGCCGTGTCCTGCATACTGTTCTGCATGGCCTGCTGCGAGGCATTCATAAAGCCTGAGGAGGCACCTGCCATCCCAGCGTCAGGACCAACACCTAAGTTAGTCGTGCCGTCTGCGCCGACAGTGCTGGTGCCCAGTCCAGTGGTTACGCCGTAGCCCTTGAAGGCTGTGTCACCCTGTAGCTGCTGTGCCAACAGGCCCATATCCTCAGCCGCTGTTTCACCCACACCTCGGATGTCGTCAGCTAGCTGCATACCGGTGCCGATGCTACCGATCCCGCCTAGTAATTGCCATAGGGACATTATACACTTCTCCCGATCTTAGTCTGTACGTTGATGCCCACCAATGAGCATGAGTTCCCCGAAACCGGGACGTTAAATGATATGCGAACATTCTCTCCTGACGAGCCAGCGTTGTACCTGTAGGAGCGGAGCACCTGAGCGCCTGCTCCAAACTCATAGCCTTCTGCAAACTCAGCGCCTGAATTAAACTGCTCAGTGCCTTGCCCGCCTTCTATGCTCACCGTCTTCGATAGCTCTCTGTTCCTGTAGCCGAAGTAGTCTACCTTCGCTGTAGCCTCCGCGTCTCCTGCGCCAGCAAGTATGGAGTAGTCCACCTGCTTAACTATCTTAAGTTTTGTGGAATCCCCGAAGGACAGGATGGGTGAGGCGTAGCTGAACACGTAGGTTGTGTTGTAGTCTAAGTACTCTTCGTACTCGGCCAGCGCAACATCAGCTGTGTCTAATCCTAACAGCAGCTGCTCGTTAGCCTCGACGTATAAGGCAGTAGATATTTCAGTGGAGGGCCACCGCGTCATTCGGAAGGAGCCGTCCTGTAGCCTCGTCCGAGTATCTGCCACCCAGACCACCCCGGCTGTCCGCATGATGATGAGGATGAAGGAGTGCTTAGGACTGAACACCAGCTCCACGCCGCCCTGCACTCTTGGATGGTTCGGCCAAGGCTACGCAAGCCCGTGTCGTCCATGAACAAGATGTCCTTACCGTCTGAGGTGATGGCGTCCCGGTTGACCAGTCCAATGTTCTCGATGGTGTCAGCCAAGAAGATGCCGTCGGTGGCTGCCGGGTCTCCCTGCGGGTTGCCCCACACTAGGATGGACGACCGACCGAAGACGACGAAGGCGCTGTTGTGAGCTGCCATGCCGACGATCCGGTCCTTACCTATCGGCCAGTTCTCGCTGACGTTGAGGGCACCTGCCGTATTGGTGGCATAGGTCGGAGCGGCCTTAAGGTCTAGCCAGTAGGCTGGATTAAGGACATCGCTGTAGTAGATAGTCTCCTCATCTCCTTCCACCCCACTGACCCACAGCCTCCCGTATGCTGATGTGGCACACGCAGGGCTGAAGGTAGTGTGGATTGCAGTGCCTCCCGCATCTGTCGGGGGAAGCCACCCGGCCTGAGCCGACGCTAGGGCGAGAGTGCCTCCAGATAGGACCAACATCTCGGCACCCGGTACGATGATTATGCCGCGACCTGCGAAGTCTACTATCTGAATGTTCGCAGTCGTCAGGCTATAACCTCCGGGGAGCGCCAGCACTGTGCGGGTGGGGGTGGACAGGTTAAGGTCGGTGAGTTCCCATATCTCTGGGGTTCCTCCGACATCCACACCTGCTATGTAACGGACGGTACTACCATCCACGACTCGGCCCAGCGATTGAACATCGTACTCAGCCGAGGGTAAACTTGCTGGAGTAAAAGCCTTAAAGCCCTCACGGGCTGCTAGTCTTCCAAGGCTGTCGATCACTGCGTTGTCAGCAACCGTACAGAACTCCTGCGGTAGATCAACCGGGGAGTCCTCAAGGTTAAGCCCGAAGTACCCCGGCGAAGTGATTGAAATGTTCTGCTGTTGTTGGGCCATTAGCTATACCACACATCGTCCAGTGTATTGAGAGAGGCGTCGAGAGCTATCGCATCTGACACGTCCCGTTGGGCTAGAGCAAACAACTCAGCCGTGGGCTGTCCACCTACTTCACCACGCTCAGCTGCGGCCATCGCATACGCTAGGCTAAACACAGGCTGAGAAGGAAGGAGACAAACATCGTCATCACTAACTAGGTCAGTAGGCTGCTTGAATCCATTAACGGTCAAGCTAATGACAGCATCAGGGGTTGGATAGAGTTGAAGTCTAAGATCGCCGCTTCCATCTAAACCGTTAGGGCTATAGTAGAGAGGGTCGTTATCTACTCCACCCTGTGCAGCTAGCCTTTGGAGTTCAGATAAAGACCTTAGTCTAATCTCTTGTCCCTGCGGCCCATAGATACTATCTATTGTAGCATACTTTCCGGCGTTTGTCAAGGCCACTTTGTCATTACTGGCAATAGTTGGCACAACCCAAGTTTCGCGGTAAGCATTCCATCGGTGAGCACTGGCTACTTGACGCCGAGCGTCGTTCACCAGAGCCGCTACAAGCTGGACAACATTGTCGTCGCTGCTTGCTACATCAGTAACCCGCTCCTCTCGGAGTCTTACCAGCACGTTATTGACGTACTCTATATAAGTCATTCGTTCTCCCTCACAGTAGTGGGTTAGTTAGTATGTGCTCAAACTCACGGACTCCCGGTATTTCAGCCGGCTTGAACGGAGTGTATGCGTACTGCTTAGCCCGTGGTCCCATCTCATAGTCATATCCTGACTCGAAGCTGGGCAGGTCTAGGTCGATGTCGATGTCCGGTGTTTCGAGATCGAAGTCTCTGTCTGGATCTTCAGGCTCCTCGCTGTCCGGTATACATCCCCGGAGTATATCCCAGCTGTAGCCCGGTTCGCAGAGCTGAGCAGGCTCAATACACACACCGTCTTCGTCTCTATCCCATCCATCAGGACATGGAAGCTCGAAGGTCTTGTCTGGTATACAGCCCCGTAGGACATCCCAGCTGTAGCCTTCCTCGCACAACATTGGAGGCTCAATACAGACACCGTCTTCGTCCTTGTCCCAGTTGGCAGGACATTCGATGTCTACGTCTACGTCTACGTCGGGCAGACACTCACCTAAGTCAGCGTCCCAGATCAACCCCTCACCACATGGGTTGGGGATAGGGAGACACTGCTCCAGCCCTACGTCCCATTCGAATCCGGGCATACACTCTACTACGTCTGGCAGGTCTACGTCTAAGTCTAAGTCACCGTCGGGTAGACATTCGCCTAAGTCAGCGTCCCAGATCAGCCCTTCACCGCACGGGTTGGGGATGGGGAGACACTGCCGTAGTCCTGCGTCCCAGTCCCAGCCGGGCATACAGTCAAGCACGTCCAGCTCTGGATCCCAGCCGCTGATGCCGTCCCATATGCAGTTACCCTGCTCGGTCTTGGCCCACTCGGGACAGCCGAAGCTGCCGCTGAACCACTCACCTATGTTGACGCCGTCGGGCAGCATGAAGTCTATGTCGCCGCCTGCTTGGAAGTAATCCCAGATGGTCTGTGCCCAAGCACCCGGATCGTCTATGGTGCCGTTGATGACACCGTCGATGACCTGCTCAACGAAAGGCTCCAGCGCCTCGATGGGGATGTTACTCTCTCCGTCCTTGAACCAATCCTGAACATTGAACTCGTCGCCGTAAACATCCTGAAGGATGCCCATGATCTGGTCCTGCGTGTAGGAACCAGCGGCGTTAGCTATGATACTCTCTAGGTCGCCGCCTTGGATGGTGCCTTCAACAACACCCTTGGCAATGCTAAGCGCCTGATCGTATGGGATGTTGAGCATATCAGACAGGGCTGTTACAGCGTCGTCAGCGGCCCCTGTAAGGCCCGTAGCGTCGCTAAAGATTGACCCGTCCATACTACTAAGGTCGTCGAACAAACCGCCCACAGCGCCCAGCAGGGCCGCCTGAACGAGGGAACCTGCATCTAGCTCTCCTGTCACCAGCAGCTGGCCGGTGGCAGAGCCGATGGTGCTGGAGATAGCCCCAGACATCCAGCCACTAAGCCCGCCTAAGGCACCAGAGGCAGCCCCACCTGAGATCAGAGAGGCACCTATAGCC